TGATGCTAGTGGTAGTGTTATATCTGATAGTGAATATCAATATGCAAGACTACAAACTAGAAGTAATGCTAGTTTTAATCAAAATCAAAGCACTGGAGATACTAACTGGGATAGACCATTTTGTACAAATGACAATAATCCTGAACCTGCTGTAGGAATTTTAACAATATTTAATCCTGCTGATAGTGGTAAGTTTACATTCGCTACTTCAGAGGGAGCAAGTATGAATGGAAGTAGTAATTTAAGAGGTGGTAAATTTATTGGTGTACACAAATCTACTGAAACTATTACAGGTATTCAAATATTTAATAGTGATAATGCAATGGGTAATGGTACAAAACTTACAGTATATGGAGTTTTCTAATGTCAGGTAGTTTAATATTAATTAATTCAGCAGAAATAACTACATCTGTTACTGAAGTAGATTTGACAGGAATAGACAGCACTTATGATGTGTACATGGTTATTTATGCAAACCTTACACAAGTTAATGATAATTCAAATATAAATATTAGATTTTTAGATAGTGGTGGAAGTCAAATTAGTGATAGTGAATATGATACTGCACAAGATAATATGTGTTCTGATGTAAGTTTTAGAAGATTAAATGGACAAAATGCTGATAAATCTTTTATTCACGAGGCAGGTGGTGCTAATTCCAATGAATCAGCTAGTGGAACAATACATATTTTCAACGCATCAAATGCTAGTGAATATACACATTTTACAACTGATGGTGCTTATACAAATACTGCAACAAATCTAAGAGGTGGACAAGGTGGTGGTGTACTTACAAGTGCTGAGGCAGTAACAGGTATAAGGTTTGTTATAAGTTCAGGAAATATAGATGGTGGTACATTTAAACTTTATGGATTCAAAAAATAAAATAGTATGGTAATATAGGAGATATTATGGCAACAAAAGAAGAGCTACAAGCACAAGCAGACGCAGAGATAGAGGCAGCAAAGCCTCTTAATAAATCAGTTAATGGTGTTGTTATGGAATTATCTGAGGAAGATTACGCACAAAAGAAAATCGACCTTGGTAATTACAAATGGGAACAACAAGAATATGGTTACATTTCTGCAAGAAAAGAAGCTTATCCAAGCACAGGAGACCAATTAGATATGCAATATTGGGATGCAGTCAATGGTACAACTACTTGGAAAGATGCAATAGCAAAAGTAAAATCTGATAATCCAAAGCCTGAGTAAATCTGTGATATAATCCCTTGATGGATTATGTAATCGGATTTGTATTAGGATACTTTATTAAAAACTTTTTAACATGGTTAGATAGATTTGCTGTGCCTGATGTACCTGACAATTACAAAGAAGAGGATTGGGATTGGATAACATGAGCAGTGGAAATGGTTATACAAATAAGGAACTTCTAAACATAATTATTGAAACCCAAGAAAAAACAAACGAGAGAATAGATTTACTACACGAAAAAGTAAACAGTAAAATTTCAAGACAAGAACTAAGCGGTTGGCTTGTAGCAGGTTCTGCATTGGTGGTGTTAGTCAACGCCCTAATGTAGGAGGTAATATGTGCTGCGGTCAAGGCTGTTGCAATGGTGGTTAGTAGCATCACTGGTTTTTATGCCATTAAAGGCATTAGCTGACCATGTTCCTACGCAACCTGCATACAATCAATCAATAGCTTTAGATACATCAACAGGTGATTTAACTATTGGTATATATACATCTGATGGATTTGAAGATAGTCCACCTGAAAAATACACTATATGGTTTACTATAAGTGATGAAACTATAGATACATCTACTGCTTATTGTATATCTACATCTTTTGGACACACAGATAATCTTGTGTGGAATTATCATGTATTTTCTTTAGAGGACCTACAAACATACTTTGAAAATCCCTATGGAACATTTAGAACAAAGATAAGGTCTGATAATGACACAGACCAAAGTTATAGCACATTAACATTAGAGCAATCAATAGTAATACCTAATGAATTACCTTTTATAAATTTAGGTGAGTGGACTGCTCCTACAAATACTTGTAACGATACAAGCACAACCACTACAACAACTACAAGTTCTACCACTACTACAAGTGTGCCTGAAGAAACTACAACAACTACAAGTAGTACAACTACCACGACTACTACCACAACTTTACCACCAAAGCCTGAGCCACCACCTGCACCTGCACCTGAACCTGAGCCTGAACCTGAGCCAATAAAAATTGTTATGGATGATGGAACTGTAGCTGAATATACAGAAACTGAAGTAGAGGATGGAACAGTTCAGAGAGACAATGAAAGACAAAAGAACTTTGAATTGTATGGTGTAGAATTGACTGACGAGCAAGTTGCAAGAGGTGATTTAGAATTATATGATATTGAAATCATTGAAGAAGAGGACATGGGAGAACTCGGAGAAGAGCTTTCTGATGATGTTGATATACCTGATGTTGTGGAAGATGAGTTTATTGAAGAAGAAATTATTGAGCTTACTGAAGAAGAAGTCAAAGAACTTGAACGAGAGATGGAAAGAGATGTTAAGAAACTTGAATATGAAGAAGAAATTGAAATATTTGTTTTTGAAGATGAAGAGGAACTTGAAGAGTTTATTGACACAATTATAGAAGTAGAAGAGTATTTAGAAGAGTTTGAAGAAGTAGAGATTATAATTATAGAGGATATAAAAGACATAGAAATAGATGACATTGAGCTTGTAGAGGAGGTTGTAGAGGATGAAAACAACATTGAAGTTCTACCATTGGAAGATATTACCGAAGAAGTTGAAGAGATACTTACTGAAGAAATGGTTGATGAAAAAGTTGCAGAGCTAGAAGAAGTCATAGAGATAGAGGAAGATTTAACAGATGAAGAAGTCGCAGAGGCAATCGAAGTATTTGTGCAAGAACTCGACACCGAAGAAGTTGTAGAGGTTCTTGAAGAAGTCAATGACATAGGTGTACAGAATTTAGACCAGGCTACAGAAGAAGTCCAGGAAGTTGTACAAGCTGTAGTTGAAGAGGCTATAGAAGATGTAGCAGAACTTACCGAAGAACAAGTAGAAGTTGTTGCAGAAGTTTTACAAGTGCAAACTGAAGATGTAGAAATTATAGCTGAGGCAGTCAAAGAAGATGAGGTAGTTGCTGAGGCAGTAGAAGAGTATGTTGAAAGAGCTGTAGAAAATGCAGACGTAGAAAACTATACACTAGCTGATGTAGTTACAGAGGTACAGTTTGAAACATTCCTAGAAAATCCAATAGAAACTTTTGTAGATATAGATTTAACAGAAATAAACATAACAAACATAGGAGATGATATGACACAGGACCAAAAAGAAAAAGCACAAGAAGTAGTAGTGCCAGTTATTTTGACTAGAATAGCTACTATGGCAGCTTTTGTATTTAGGAAAACAATATGATAAATAAAATATGGTCATGGTTTGTGGAGGCTATAAAAGAGACACTTAACCTTAGTTGGACTTTGGTTGGTTTAATTATTGCCACTTTGACTTTGACTGGAAGTGCAAGACAGATTACTGGACTAGCCACTCTAATTACACTAGCTATTTGGTTACTTACTATAAGTTTTAGAAAATGAGTTATATGAAAAGACTGTATGAACAGAAATGTACAGCTAAACTTATTAATGGTACATGGGTTACAATTTGTAATTGTCAATTCGGTGTACATTCTCATAGTGAGATAGAGAAACGAGTAATAGAAAAGGTGAGAGATGAAATTACAAGTAATACGAACCCAACTGGGTAAGGACGCAACAAACGGATTACTATTTATTGATGGGTTGTTTGAGTGTTATACACTAGAGGACCAGTATCAAGCTAAAAAAGTTATGCATGAAACTTGCATACCTGAAGGAACATACAACATAAAACTTAGGACAGTTGGAGGTTTCCATGAACGCTACAAAAAGAAATATCCTACATTCCACCGTGGTATGTTGTGGATTCAAGATGTTCCAGGATTTGAGTTTATCTTAATTCATCAAGGCAACACAGATGAACACACATCAGGTTGTCTCATAGTTGGTGATAGTCAACAAGACTTAGATGTAAACTTTAATGGGATGGTCGGCAGTTCAGCAAATGCGTATAAAAAATTATATCCAAAAATATCTGCACAGTTATTAGCAGGTAATGATGTGACTATTGAGTACAGTAAAATACAATTAGAGGCACAAGAACCTACAGATATGTATGAGAAACTACAAGAGATAAGCGGTGAAATACAGGTTTTGACTGCTAAACTTGATGGAAAGAACATAATATGAGTGATTTATTTGAAAAAAATAAAAGAAAAAGAAACCAAGACGGCACATTTAAAAAAGATGTGGGGTGGACTCCTTGGAACGAGGCATGGAGTTACAAAATGAGTGATGACTTAAAAGACATGCTAGAACGTACCCTTTGGACATTTATCGAGGCATTTATCGGTGCATTGGTAGTTGCTCCATTGGCAGGAATTGACGCAAATTCCGTACAACTTGCAGCAATCGCAGGTGGTGGTGCAGCTTTAGCAGTAGTAAAGACATACGCTAAAAAACAAATCAGTAAGTAGTTTTTATCTTATAAATCTTGTATAATACTATTGACAGGATTGGAGATGTATTACACGTAAAGAACCTATACCTGAAGAGTGGGGTAATAATTTTTATAAATCAGGTTGGAAACCTGGTCTTGAAGTTAACGAACAGAGTGGATTAGGTGAGATAACACACGTAGGAACTGACCCTAATTACAGGGAAAAGTTTGATGACATACTCTTACAATGGGGATTTGACCCTAAATTATATGAAATAGAAGGCTCAGTACGTGCCTCAGCGTGGAATACTCAACTAAAAGGTGGTGAAACCACAACATTTTATGCATTTAAAGGCATTGTAAAGAAAAGAAATCCTGGACATGACAAGTATTTCAAGGCTTTATTTAAACAAGCATCAAAGAAACCACCTTTAAAACTTAGAACATATGGAGGCGATACAGCCTTTTTGTTTTTTATGGCTGATTGGCAGTTAGGTAAAAAAGATTTTGGTGTAGCAAATACAATAAAAAGGTATGATATTGCACTACAGGACGCAGTAAACAGAATAAAAGATTTACGTAAATTAGGTGTACAGATAGATGAAATATATATTGTGGGGTTAGGTGACCTCACAGAAAACTGTACAAGTGCTTTCTACGATTCACAACCATACAATGTAGAACTCTCACTTATAGAACAATATGCTCTTGCACGTTCTATGATTATGAAAACAGTAGATACTTTCTTACCTTTAGCAGATAAGATAACTCTTTGTGGTGTGCCAGGAAATCATGGCGAAATGTCAAGGTCAGGCAAAGGTCAAGTGTTTACAGATAGATTAGACAACAGTGACACAATGCACTTGCAAATTTGTGAAGAGATAATGAAAGCAAATGTAGATAGATATAAAAAAGTTAAAGTTGTAGTTCCTGATTCTTACCATCAAGTTATAAAAATTAAATCAAAGACTTGTGCTTGGACCCATGGGCATATGAGTGGTGGCAGTGGGAATCCTGAAACAAAGATAGAAAATTGGTGGAAAGGTCAGATGTATGGACACCTACCTAGTGGTGAGGCAGAGATACTTGTTACAGGTCACTATCATCATTTTCGTAGTAAACAACAAGGTAATCGTACGTGGTTTCAAACTCCTAGTTTAGATAAAAGCATAGATTTTACATCTCGTACAGGTTTGTGGTCACATCCAGGTGTGTTGACTTTCACAGTTAACAAAAAAGGTTGGGATAATTTAGCAATACTTTAGATGAATCCTCTGTTGCAGTTGTAACAAAGACCAGTCTTACCATCTAAAACATCAGTTTGTTTACAAACACGACACTTTATTGAATCTAACTCATCATCTAAATCATCTAAAAGTGGATTATCAAACCATGACATATTCATCACATGTTTCCTCGTAGCAACATTTGTTTCTGTTGTTTAAAGTAACGCAACAACACTTGTAAGTCATACCAGTATTACAATAAATTATTACATCACCAGGTAAAATACTCACTCTTCTTCCTTTTTTTTATCTTGTTGTTCTCTTACTTCGTTCATCATTTGCATATGAAAATTATAATCTATTGCGAACTGCTCTAATAATTTATCTACTTTTGCTACGCTGTGCTTGTTAAGTTTTATGCTTGTCTGTGTTACTTCTTGTCCACCACATGCATTAGCTAAATCAATAGCCCATTTTTTAAGTTCTTTTGGTTCACTAAAAATATTAGGTTTAGCCATTAAAACACTCCTTTTATCATGTTTTCTTTTTGTTCTTTAGTTCTAATGATAGCGTTACATGTCTTAATATCGTACACGTAAGGGTTATCATCTCTTGTTTGTTTATATTGTCTAATACAAAAGTCGTTTCCCTCAACGTCAGTAGCATACTCACCAGGTCTGTCATTTTTTGTTACACATTTATGCACTCGGTCAGGTCTATTCGGTTGAGAGAAATCGTACTCAGGGTATCTTTTTTGTAGTTTTTTTAGTAACTTTTCTACATTGTAAGATATACGTTCTAGTTCATCTGCCATTAGACTTTGTCACTATATTTGTCAATAATTTGAGATGCAGTCTCACCATTTATGTTACCATCACCGTACATCTCTTTGAGTTCAGGTAAAAAGTCTGCCTCTTGGTCTGTTGCTTTTGTAACAATATCATTAACCCATTTCATTTGTTTTTCACTAGCAGGATTTTCTTTCCAATTCACGTCATCACCTCCCTCCACATCAAAAACTTTATCTACATTATCTATGCTACCTGTTGTCTCTTTGTAAAGTTGCTCAAACAAATCTAAGAATCTTGTCATCATATCGTTTGACCATTTCTCTACATCCTCCATAAATCCATCTTGCTCTACAACTTGGGCGTATGCAGTTGCTTGTAGCTCTTTTAGTTGCTTGTCATCACTACAAACAGATTTCATTACATGTAACATTTGGTTTGCATTTTTCTTACTCTTACCTGTTGGTGTTTTAGGCTCTGCAACCATCTCATCAACGACTTTTTCCATTTGTTCTTTTTGTTCTTTTGTAGGTCGTACAACTTTGCCTTTTGTAACTTCTACCTTGTCGTCTTTGTATGCCTGTGTTTTTGTCATCTCTTGTAAACTTGGTCTAGCTTTATCGCTACCTTGATACATCCAATTAGCTAAAGCTCTACCAATAGCAGATGTCTCACAGTTTTCTACATGAGATGTAGAGTTGACGTAGGTGTTACCCTGTCCTTTAGTTTCCTCCGCTATCCCAGTTGACACAGGATTTATGTCCTCTTTATCTATGTAAACAAACGCTTTGAATATTACAGTCTTTGCGTCATCACTTACAAATACTTCCTCTGTCCATATACGACCGTTGGGATAATCTGCCCAAAACTTTTTAAGTCTTTCCTCAACTGTCTCGTATTGGCTAATATCAAACTTTGGCATTACAGTTCTTTTCCTTTCTCAATTAATCTTTTATTACGATTGTAAACTCGCATAAATTTTCTTTTAGTTTGCACTTGTCCAATGATTCGTCCTGTAACGTAAGCTACAATAACTAACATTGCTAAATATATTTCAGTCATTACTTGCCTCCAATATCTTGTAGATACGTTGTCTTGATACATCAAACTTCTTTGCAATATCAATGACACTATATCCGTCTTTTATCATATTTTTTATTACAACAATTCTTCTACGTCTGTTCGCATGTAGATGACGTGTAAGGTAATCTTCCTCATTATTTATGTGGTTTGCCATGCGTTCATAGTAAAGTTCACTGTTACTCAACTAAATCACTCAAACTCTTTCTTTCGTCTGCGGTAGCAATCAACTCATACTCACAACTACCATTTGGTAAGTCGTGTGATAAGATGTCGTGTCCGTCTTTTCTTAATTGGTGTATTGTTCCGCTAATTCTTGGTATGTTGAAGTCATACACAAAAGTCATAGATTTAATCTTTCTATTTGATTCTCTTGCTGTCTCTAACAACCACAATACTTTTTTCTTTTTGTTTCTAAAACCTGGAACAGGTCTGTCTAAATAAAACTCAAACATTTGCATTTGTCCTCCCTACGTTATAGTTACATAAATCACAATAACAATCGCCATCTCTTGCTAGGTCTTGATACTCGTAATGTATTTCATCCCAACAAGTCCAACAATATTTATCGTTTATATCTAAATTCCATAACTTACTTGCAACTTCTGATACTTCACACTCTGCAAGTGTTTTTTCATTAACCTTTAAACACGATACACATAATTCTTTTGTCATTATTCCTCTCTTATACTTATTTGATTAAGATTATTACAATCTAAACAAATAGTATTATTTTCTATTGTTATTTTTATATTTGTAGTTCCACACCAAACACACTCATACATTATTCCTCCTCTAATTTATTTATTTCTTTTAAAATTTTTTCATTAAGCTCGTAATCTGATTCAGGAATATAAGACCATAAAATTTCTATTTGTTTTTCTAACTCTTGTATTCTGCTCATTATTCCTCCAACATTTTTAATGTGCGTTCTACTGCACTTAATAAATCACTATCATTATCAAACTCACCATTTTCACTTGCAAGTTGTTCTTGTAAGTACAAATAAACTTGCGTAAGTATTTGTATATTTAATTTACTCATGGGCTAAAACGGTTTGCCCATGAGTAGGTTGTTTTCGTTAATGTATCTAGATATGTGTTTTGCAATGCGTTTTGCACCTTTGTCATTAGGTTCAATCTCATTGTAATAACATTGACTTGACATAAACTCTCGTAAATCAAGCACATCATATGTTCCCCAATTACGTTTATCATGTTCTCGTGCAATGCGTGATAACCTATCGTTCCACATTGAGACGATTGCTTTCGCTGTGTAGTCAAAGCCATAGAACCTTTGTGGGTTATATGCGAGGTTGCCCTCGTACACAGATAACAGTAGGAAATCTCTGTTTTTCTGTTTCCATTGCTGTAACATGGTCTCGTATGCAATCGTCAATTTGTCAAGCTCACTGATTAACAAACCATGTAATAAGTTTGTGTCATCAATATCTTGAATCATTGGCATAAGAGATAACAAATCATTACCACCTGCACTTACAACAACTAGCTCTGTTGCCTCGTTGATTTGGTTGGCTTTGTCAATGCAATCGTAGATTGTATCACCGTCTCTACTTTGGTCATTGATTCTTGCCATGTATGTGCTGTTTGCATAGATTTCTGCGAAATACTCCACAGTGCCTTTGCCTGTCTTGGTATATGCTTTGCAATCAATTACGCTATCACCAATAAATGTTATTTCGGCTTTCTCGTTGACGTTCTTTTTGTTCAGCTTGGTCTGTATATAGTTTGTGTTATCTATAAAACCTGGATTGGTCCATGCTGTGTTTGAACTGTCATCTTCATACCAATCGTTATTATCCATTGGGTAGTCATGAATCTTCTTGCTCATACTGTCCTTTCTATTTGACATCCTATATTAACATACTTTCTAATTTAACTAGGTAAATAAAAAAGAACCAGGTCGGTAGTAGTTTGGTATGCGTACGTATCACTACATGAAAGAAAGTTACTAACCTGGCTCTTTCTTATTTGTTACTGGCTTTCAGTTACAACAGAACAGGGCTGAAACGTTGCTCTTACTAACCAGTAACAATTCCATTATATACATAAATAGATTTTAACAACAAATGTTTACATATATTTTTATTTGTACTATCCTTAAATTAGAAAGGCAGGTAAATGTTTAAAAGAAAAAGAAAGAAAGACAGGTTATAATGTCTAAAAAAGGTTACCATTATCAAAAGTTTTTAGATAGATTCTTTTTAGGATTAAAAATAAAAACTTACATAATGTGGAAATTGAAAGGCATAATATAATGTGTAATATCTGTGGTTCACGGATTCGTGAGATTGATGATAGGCACAATGCCCAACCAGTTACATACGGTCACGCTTGTGATTGGTGTAACCAACACGTAGTTATCCCAACTCGTGTGCTTGAATTAGCGAACGCTAAACAATAATAATCAGGAAGGTTGATGCAGGTTTCTCCGTTACTTGCATCTCCTTCTTTTCTCCAGGATTATCTCCAACATCTTAGTTAACTAACTATCCCCCGTATCTAAACAAAAGGGGTACACTATATCTAGTATGTACTACATAACATATACACAACATATAGTATGTGCAACAAAACGTAACATGTCTACATGCACAAACGCACAATGTTTGTCGCACTTACACATAGGGGGGTTAAATGTGGGGGGCGGCTTTGTAATGTGTACACACTCTAAAAATATGCTGTTAACTGTGGTACTAAATGTAGTGGTACTATATATAGTGGTGTACCTTTTATGTCTGTTTTAGTCAAGTAAAGTAAACATTGGAAGTACATCTCACCCTGTGTCATCCCTCCCAACCGATAACAAATCTGTTTATGACTTATTTTATATTATGAAGTAATAGGCTGTGACCCTAGTTAACATGGTCCTGCTAGTCCACTTTGTTGATGTTTTATCAAGAATCCTTTTCTAAAAGCAGGAAGAACTCTCTGATTGTGAAATCAATCTACCATAAGTTCTTTACAATTACAAGTTTATGTTATACTTAAAAGACAGTTTGCAAAAATAATTCTTTATTCATTGCATACTCCTTTCTGATTGACGACTAATATCGTAACGATAAGCCCTCACGCAAGTGAGGGTTAGTCGTATAAAAAAAAATTTTTTTCACATGCTATGATATATTTATATAAAGGAGGCAAGATGCCAAAGCATAAGAAAAAAAAGAAAAAGAAAATGGGAAGAATGTACTAATGCCATATTCTAAATATTCCGCAAAGCAAAAAAAACTAGCAGCAGTAGCTCCACCGAGAGATAAAATTACTGGTGCTGATTTTAAAAAATTAAGAGCTGATGCAAAGAGGAAGAAAAAAAGATAAATGGCAACTTACCAAGGTAAAACAGTAACGTTAAACAAACCATCTAGAATAAGCAAAGGCGAACCTGGACATGGTAGAAAAAAGTTTAAGGTTTATGTAAACGATAATGGTAAGATAAAAAAAGTAATGTTTGGAGACCCAAACATGGAGATAAGAAAGGACAATCCTGCTGCACGTAAATCATTTAGAGCAAGACATAGATGTGCAACTGCTAAAGATAAAACGACTGCCAGGTATTGGTCCTGTAAGATGTGGTGAGACATGAAAGTAAAAGGCGTAGATGTAAGTAAGTTGACCAAGAGTCAACAAAATGCTATGAAAAAACATTCAAAGCATCATACAAAAAAACATATGCAATACATGTACAACTCTATGCGTAGAGGTAACAGCTTTTCCAAAGCACATGTCAATGCACAAAAGAAAGTAGGAAAATAATGGCAATACCTGAAAGTGCAAAAAAGTCATTACGAGCAAAAGCACAAAAGAGTAAATACACTTACGGACAATTAGCACAGGTATATAGACGAGGACAAGGTGCGTATGTATCTTCAGGTTCTCGTAATGTATCTATGGCTGCTTGGGCTATGGGAAGAGTAAACTCTTTTATAAAAGGCGGACACTCGCAGGACAATGACATTAAACGTGGTGTCAAAAAAACAAAGAAAAAGATGTAACAATGGCTAGACAAGTAAGTTGGATGTGGGGTGGCAAAAGATACTACGGTACTTTGATACGTGAAACTAAAACACATAAGTTTGCTAGAACAAAAAACGGCAAAATTAAAAAAATAAAAAAATGAGTAAACGTAAACAACCTTATAGGTATGGTGTACCTGCTAAGTATGTAGAAGGTTTGTCACCATCAGCAGCTAAGAAAAAAGCCGCAGAAATAAAACGTACAGCAAAAGCGTATAGAGAAGGTAAAAAAATAAATTTGAAAGCTGTACAGAAATCAAGAGTGGAGGCAGGTCGAAAAAAGAAACGCACTTGATAATTAATTGCCCAAGGTGCGGAGAACCTTTATTGCCAAGTGATGACATGATATGTCAAAACAAAAAATGTAAAAATTATGCAAAAAAATAAATTATGTTATGCAGGTGGATGTCACAGACCTTTACCAAAAGGTAGGTCAAAATATTGTAGTGATAGATGTTATAACAGAATTAATATGCAAAAAAAACGTGCAAGAAAAGCAGGTGTCGAATGGACACAAGAAGATGATGAATTAAACATACCTAGTCAAAAAACAAATGTACAGTCTCGTAGAGGTAAAGTTTATAACGACATAGTCGAATCAGGACTAGCAAAAGAAATACTAGAAGAAAAAAATACAATTAAGAATGTTGCATCTATTTTAGAAACTACAGTAGGTGCAGTATCTATGGCATTTTCTGCATATGTAGAAGATTTAAAAATAGAAAAACAAAAAGAAAAATGGTCACTACCACAAGTTGCAGAAAAAAGTTTACAAGATTTTAAAAATTTTAGAGATAGATATTTTATGACAGAGACAGGTGATGCATACGAAACACCTGAGTTTCACGAAAAATGGATTGAAGAGATTATGAATGCTATTGATACAGGTGGACAACATATGATATTGTCACCACCTCGTCATGGCAAAACAGATTTGTTAATACATTTTGCTGTATGGCTTATTTGTAAAAATCCTAACATACGTATTTTATGGGTAGGTGGTAACGAAGAGATAGCAAAAAATGCTGTTGGCTCTGTATTAGACCAACTAGAAAGCAACGAGTTACTTATAGAGGAGATATGTGGACCAGGAGAAAAATTTAAACCTACATCACGTACAGGTAAGTCCTGGTCACAAAATGGTTTTACAGTTGGCACAAGGACTGTTACAGGAATCAAAAGTCCTACAATGGTAGGTCTTGGACGTGGTGGCAAAATTTTATCAAGAGACTGCGACATCATAATTGCAGATGACATTGAGGACCACAGTTCTACAATGCAACCATCAAGTAGAGAAAACACTAGAAACTGGTGGACTACAACATTATCAAGTCGTAAAGAGGAACACACTGCAATGGTAGTCATAGGTTCAAGACAACACTATGACGATTTATATTCACATCTATCAGAAAACGATAGTTGGACTACAACAATAGAAGAGGCACACGATACAGCTTGTACATTACCTGAAGATGTAGAACATATGGATTGTATGTTATGGGGTTCTAAAAGAACTTACAAATGGTTGATGGACAGGAGACGTGCAGCAGAAACTACAGGTGGTAGAGCTATATACGAAATGGTTTATCTAAACGTTGCAATGCCTGAAGGACTTGCATTGTTTGACAGAGTAGAAATAGAACAGTGTAGAAATCAAAGTAGAGACATAGGGCAAGTACCTCCAGGTACTAGATTAGTAGCAGGACTTGACCCTGCCTCTACTGGTTATCAAGCAGCTTTTCTTTGGGCTTTTGATACAGAAAACAACAAACTACACATGGTAGATATGAATAACAGTTTGGGTGGTGGTATACCACAGGCACTAAGCATTATCAAAGAATGGTGGATGAAATATAATTTATCACATTGGGTAATAGAAGAAAACGGTTTCCAAAAAGCAATACGACAAGATGTAAGCATTAGAGAGTTTGCAGCAACACATGGAATATTTTTAGAAGGACATGAGACACATAACAATAAATTTGACCCTTTGTTCGGTGTAACAGCTATGAGACCAATGTTTGCTGATAAGAAAATTTCTTTACCATATCTTGGATTTGAGGCACAAGAAAAGGTAAACTTATATACAAGTCAGTTGGTTTATTTTAGTTCTGCAAAGACTAAAAGTAAAACAATAGGTACAAAAACTGATATAGTTATGGCTAGTTGGTTTCCTATGAGAGCAATAAGACGTATGCAGAAAGAACGTTTTGCTGAACTAGGGTACGATTATAGTCCTAGCTTTGAAGGGTACGAACCTAGTAACATGGACTTAGATAGTTGGAGATAAATGCCATTAGATAGCGATACATTATACGACAGAATAGATTATTTGAGACTTTTAAATAAAGATTCAATAATAGATAGGTCACGTATAAGAGACATTATGAATGGTGGAGAATCTGCTGTAAGAGCATTACTAGGTAATACAATAAATGTCGAATACCACGAATTACCTGCACCTAATTTATTTTTAACTGCATTAGAAAGATTTGCACAAAAATTAGGTAGAAGTCCTGATTTAAAAGTTGACATCATAAACGAAAAAGATTCTGAACGTGCAAAGAAAAAATCTGAAAAACTTGAACGTATTGTTATGGCATATGACAAATATCAAAAACTTGGTATGCAGTTACCACAAGTAGGTAGATGGCTACCTGGTTATGGTTTTGTTGTTTGGACAATATCACACAAAAGAGACAAAGATGGTAACCCATATCCGTATGCAGAGATACGTGACCCTTTTACTTGTTACCCTGGTTACTTTGGTAACGACCAACAACCAAAAGAATTAGCAATAATTACTAGAGTTCCGCACAAGATACTTGCAGAACAATATCCTGATGCTAAAAAATTTATATACGAAAAACCTGATGAAGAAGAGCCATCACCATATGGCGTAATGATGGACTATGGTGATAGATTTAACAACTGGGCAGGTTCTAATGGTGACGGAAAGATTGTTGTTGAATATAAAGATGCAGAAGGAACTTATGTATTTTTACCTGAGAACAGAAAAATTATTGATTTTATGGAAAACCCACTTAAATCAGGACCTTGTTTTGTAATAGCAAAAAGATATAGCTTTGACCAATTACAAAGTCAATTTCAACATATTACAGGTCTTATGGCAAACATGGCAAAAATAAACATCTTAGGAACTATTGCTATGGAAGATGCAGTATTTACTGAAACAAACATTGTTGGTGAGATTGAATCAGGGAAATACAGAAAAGGTAGGTTTGCTGTTAACTACCTTGCCCCTGGTTCATCAGTATCAAAACCTGTAAACAATTTACCATATCAGTTATTCCAACAAGTAGATAGATTAGAACGACACTTACGACTAGGTGCAGCTTATCCTGTATCAGATGATGGACAATCTCCAAATGCATTTGTTACTGGTAGAGGATTAGAAGAACTTGGTCAATCTGCATCATTGCATGTAAGAGAATATCAATCAGTATTAGCTGATGCCTTACAAGAACTTGATGCAAAAAGACTTGAATATGATGAAGCAATGTTTCCTGGATTAAGAAAACCTATAGCAGGTTTTCACAAAGGAACAGCTTACAGAGAAACTTATGTTCCAACAACTGACATAAAAGAATATTACACAACAAGAAGAGTGTATGGTGTTATGGCAGGTTTTGATGAACCACAAAAAATTATTACAGGGCTGCAATTAAAACAACAGGGAATTATAGATACACAGACATTACAAGAAAATATGGATGGCTTGGATAATATTACAAAGATACAAAATAGAATAAATTCTGAAAAAGCAGAAACAGTTTTGTTTGAAAGTCTTATGGCACAAGCAGCACAAGGAAATCCAAAAGCAACTTTGGCTGCAATAGAAATAAGAAAAAATCCACAAAAAATGTCTGACATACTTGATAAGTTTTACACACCAGAAGGAGATGAGCTTTCAGAAGAAGAACAACAATTAGTAGATGAAGCACAAGCACCTCAACAAATACCACAGGGAGTACCAGATATAGCTACAGTTCTTGCAGGTTTAGGTCCACCACCAGAAGGAGGACCAGTTGCCTGATATAAATAAAAAATTTTATGACATTATAAATCAAGAGGACTGGGATTTAGAAAGTATTGAAGATATACAAGATGAACCTGTAATTCTAAGACAATATATATTTATAGGTGATTTGCCAGAAGATTCATACATTATACCTACAAACATACCAGGAGTATGGTTGAACATTAATTTAGGTTTTAATACAGAAGGAGGAGATGAACATGGTTCGTGGTAGAAAACCATCAAAACTAAAACAAGCTACAGATACAAAACTAGATGGTGCTTATGCTGATTTACAAGCAATACCTGGAGATGAGTTTGGTGGCAGACTTACACAAGAGGATTTGATTGCAGCAGCACGAAGTGAAACAGCTAGAACAAATACAGGTGTTTCAAATCAAAATGTAGGAACTTTTGTTCCACAAGATTTTGCAAGAGAAACAGAAAAACAACAAGAACCTGGAAATGCTTTGGGCTCTACACAACAAAATGTAGTTCTTCCAGAAGGAACAAACACACAAATAGCTTTAGAGCTTATTAAACAAAATTATGGTTATGTGGTTCGCAGTAGGTTTTAATAATGTCATTATGGTTAGACTGGAGCAAAAACTGGGAAAAAGGTTATAAAGAACAAGAAGAATTTGAAAAGCAATTAAAAAAAGCTGAATCAGATTCAGGCATAGATGCAACAAAACTTGCAAAAAGATTTGAAGAATTAGAAGCCTTAACTCCCACAGAAGAACCTGAAGTTATTGCAGCAGCAGCAGACTTAGGATTATCTGATAGAGAATATATAGACATACATAAACAAACAAAAAATAGAGATATTTTATATAACAACAATAGAAGTATAGGTGTTGATACAAAAGCAAAACAATCTTATCGCTACGCATCTAATTTACAATTAAGACTTATAGGTAAACCATTCGAAAATCTTGGCACAGCTACAAGAGAAGGTGCAAAAAGAGCATTAGATAAATTTGGTTCTTATGTTTTTGGTTCTTTAAGAATATTTGCTGATTCTGTTATACAAAGTGTTGATAGGGGTGCAAGAAATTATAGTGTAGAGTATCAAGCAGCACTTGAAGAAGAATTAAATAAACAAGGTAAAACATTATCTGATGCTGTAGAGATAGCAGGTTATGAAGGATTAAAAGATAACAAGCTACCTTTCATCCCTGGTATCAAAGCACATTTAAGAGCAATAGTTAATTATGAAAAACAAAGAAATCAAAAATTAAGAAATGGTTCTAAATATTACACACCATCACAAACTGCAACAAATTTCTTAAAAGCTCGTGGTTTGGTGGATGAAGAAGGAAATCCAATAGTAACTAAAACAGATTTAAATATATTTACAGAAACATTTCCTGACATTGTTAGTGAAAAAATAACAGCTCTTAGAAATGAAAAAGGAAGAGATTTAGATTTTTCTGAAAAGGTAGGTTTATATTTACAAACTGTAGATGAATTAATTGACCCAGAAACTGACCAAAAAGGTTTAAGAGATATTATTGCTTTACATCCTGAATTTGATAAACAACAACAATTAAACGAAAAGTTTTTTGGACAGGCTATACCTGTTGGTTTAGGTGATGCTATTGTTTTTGGTCTTACAGGTAATCTATCTACTAATTATGGTTATGGAAATATTTTTACAGAATCAATAGACACTGCATTTGATAAATTAGAGCAACAAGCACAGGATGCTTTAGAAAGCAAACAAATATCAGGAGCTCAATATATGGATATTCTTGAAACAGCAGAACAAGAAAGAAAAGATGCTTTACAAGATTTAGGTTATGAAAAACAAAAAAGTGTTGCAGGATTTATGGCAGGTTTAATTAATGCTGCAAAATATATATTTTTAGACCCACTTAATTATTTAGTTCCTGGTGGTGGTGTCATTCGTAGAGCACCAAAAGATTTTGATGAAGTTCTTACATCTACAGCAGGTAAATTAATTGATGAAATAGATGCAGGAAAAACTATGAGAGATGTATATGATGAAAACATAGAGGTTTTTCAAGGCATTTCTAATTTATTAGTTGATGCAAAAAAAGCAGATGTTCCCATTGCACTTAAATTAATTAATGAAGGTTTTCATCCTGATTTCGCATTTAGAATAAAAAATGCTGCCACTACTGAAGCAGATATAATAAAAACATTAGAGGATGGTATTGAGAGTGGTTTTCTTGTCGATATGTTTTATGGTGGTAATTTTATTGGAAAAGGTAAAAACAAACATTTACAATCAAAAACTTTATATGAAAATAATTTAGAAGCGTTAGTTCAAACAGAATTAGATGAGGGTATAACTGCTGCATATAGAAGAGGTGGAGGTTTTAGAGATACTTTCTTAGCACGAGATGTTAAATTACCTAAGTTAGGTGAAGCAGATTTAAGTGATACAAAAGCAGCAACAGAATACTTTGTAAGGTATGGTTACGCATCTAAAGTACCAGAAAGCAGATTAGAAGTTCTTACAAAAGAATTTTATGAAGCATTAACAGAAGGTGAATACTTTCAAGCAAAAGAAATATTTGAAAATAAATTAGTTTTTGGAGAAATGGGATTGCAACTAAAAAATACTTATGGTCTAACAAATAATGAAATAGATGAATTTTTTACACAATTTTACATGAGAAACTCAAAAAATGGATTCAATGATGATTTTGCAAAACCTATGTCTCCTACTAGAAATCCTGACCATTATGACCCTATGGAAACAGATATAATCACAGAAAAAATATTTGGTAGTACAGGTCTGCCAGAGCAAGATATTGTTAACTTTACATCACAATCTATAGAACTTTTAGGACAACTTAAAAATTTAACAATACATGGTCCAGATATACAAGGATTGTTAAGAGCAACATCTGCAAAAAGAAGATTAAGAGCACAAACACTTAATAAAGATGGAGAGCAAGAATTATTCGATATCGTTAGAAAAGCAGCAGATGAAGGTGTGCAGATAGATTTTTGGAAAGAAGGTAGTGCATTAAGAGATGCAATAGATGATGTATATACAGATTTTGAAGATGCAAATATATTATTTAAAGGATTTGAAAAAGGGACACAAACCTATGACAATTTAGTTTTTGGATATATGAGAAATTATCGTTATCCTTCTTTCTTATTAGGAAGATTATCTTATCCATTAAAACTTATTACAGATGCAACAATTAAATTTAAATTATTTAATGTAAGAAGTTTTCTTGATAATCCTTTTGAATATCTTAAATTAATGTTAAGTGATTCAGAAGGATTATTAGCTAGAATTTTTAATTATAAACCACCAACAACTCTTGTTGGACCATATAGAACAACAGTGCCTGTAGAAAAATTAGGACCTATACCTTTAAATAAAATCTTACCTGAAAGTCTTAGAAAATCATTAGGTGTTTTATCTGATTCACAACAATTTGGTGTGCCTGAATTAGGTCAATTATTCTCTGCAGATGTAAAATTTATTAACAATAGACATGTAACAAATACAGGTCACGAGTTAGTAAATAAAACTGCACAAGGTAAAACATGGAATGATGCTTATGAATATTTTTTATTTAAATATGTTGATGATGATTTAGCACCTGTAATTGCAGGTATGAAAAGAAAAGGTTTTACTGTTGAGCAAATAGCAGAAGAAATACAAACAAATCCTGCACTTGCCAAAATAATTGATACATCAAACAAAATGATAAAACTTAGAGGACCTAGAAAAAGAAATCAAGGTATAGGTATTGTGAAATCTAGTGAAGACTTCCAAAGGTTAGCTAGGCATTATTCACAATCATTAGATAATTATACAGGTGGCAAAGCAGAATTACTTAATATTATTGCTGATGCTAAACTTGGTCCTTTTAATTTAAGAGACTTAAATTCTACAACACCTGATGTAGCAAGAAAAGTTACTCAAAGATTACAAAGGCTTTCAGAAAAATTTAGAAATGATTTACCTACATCAATACCATATCCTAAAAATAGATTAAGAACTATTGACCCTGATGCAACAGTAAAACAAAAGATTTTTGAATCCTATAGAAATGTAATACAATCTATATTTTTTGCAACGACACAAGGAGAAGGTAGTGCTATTCGTATTCCATTTATAAAACAGGCATACGAAAATTTTGTAAAAGCATTTACTGTATTTGGAACAAAAGATGGTTTATCAGAAATGTTAAGATTACACAATGACCCAGATAGTGTTATTAATTTATCTGATGATATTGTAGAAGAGGTAACTAATCAAATATCAAAAGCAAACATTACTTTAGAAGATAGTGCAGAAGTATTATCAAAAAATATCAAACCACAAGTAACACAAAGAACAGATAAAGGTGTTACCACATTTAACGCAACTGTATTTACAGAACAAGGTGGAAATAGAAGTGTAAATTATCTTTCTAAAAATACATTAAATCAAGATAGTTTAAAACTAACAACAGATTTGCAAAGAGCTGAAGAACTTGTTTACAAAACTGCAGATAAAATAGCAGAGGGTAGATTAGGTTTTGATGATTCTAAAATAGGTACATACACTGCACAATTTAGAAAAGATGAAGTTATTTACAATGGTCAGTTACCAGATAAAAAACAATTAAGCTCTGTTTTAAAAAATAATTTTGATTCTGGATATAACGATTCAGATATAGATATATTAATAAATGAAGCACTAGATTATTTATCTAAACCTGGTGCAACTAAAAAAGGTTTAGAAGATATATTAGGCTTGTCAAATAAACAACCAAATTTAACAAAGATAAAAAGTAAATTCCAGGCATCAACTAAAGGAAGGTCAACGCCAAATAAATATTCTGGCGAGTTAACTTTTGATGTTGGAAGACAAACTATTGAAAGAGTTTTAGGTAAAAAAATAACTGTTGCAGTAAAAAAACAAAATATAACTGATGAATTAATTGATGATATATATAAATTTACACAAGAAAATAATGAAGGTTTTAGTTTAGATTTAGGTAATCCTGATAGTTGGGGTAAAGAAGCTATGTTGTTTGTATCGCCATATAAAACAAGAACACTAACAATTACAGGAAAAGATAAACTTACAAGAGATGCAGTCGCTATGTTTGTAAAAGACAATCAAGATAAATTACGACTTGTAGACCATGTGCTTGGAGGTAAATGGGATGCAACAAGAGGTCAATGGACATTAGATGTTTCTGTAAAAATAAACAGAGGCGTAAAAGATACCAGAGATATTGCAGGTGTAGCCGCTTACAACAAAGCAAAATATTTAGGTTTAGCAGCAGACCAAATAAGTTTTGGAGAAACATATCTTGTAAAAGAAGGTGATGAAATTATTGAAACAGTGTTTAAACAAGATGATACTTATGAACTTATAAACAACTCAGCAGTTTATAACTTATTACGAACAAAAGGCAAAAAATTACTCAATGATAAACAAGTAAAGGCTTTAGGTGATGAAAGTATTGTTCGTGGAAAAAATTATCTTGCTAATAGACAAGGTAAAAACATAGAAGAAAGAGCTTTTAAGCCAGATGCAATATTTGAAAAATCATTTATAAAAGGAATATTTGATAGAAAAAATAAATCATTAGAAATATTTACACCAAGAAAAAATACAATAATGCAAAACTTTGATGAATACAGTTATACAACACATCTTGATTTAAATGATGTAAAGCTAAATGTAAAAAGAAATATGAGTTTTGAAGATATACATAACAGAGCAATGGAAGCAGCTATGGAGGCACAGACTAATCTTTTATACAACTTAACTGAAAGAGGATATTTTGCACAAGCATACAGAAGTTCTTTTGCTTTCTTTGAAGCATACAGAGAATATGTAGGAAGATATTTTTTACTTACAGCTAACAATCCAAAAGGTGCAGTGCAAATTGGTCAAGGTGCAAGAAGAGGTATAGAAAATAATATTATTGTTGAAGACAGATTTGGTGATTTGTATGTATTTCTACCAACATCAGGAACTCCTTTAGAACCATACACAAAATCAGATGCTAATGGTCAAGCCAATGAGGATGTTTCTGTAGATGAGAATAGAGTATATATTAAAAGAGGAGTTCCTCTCAAATCTATTGGTGTAGGCGGTGTTGGTTATTTACCATCATTAGGAGATGGAATAACAATACCACTTGGATTTTTAGTTAGAAATAATCCTGGAGCAAGAAAATTCATAGAAAAAAATATCATGGCAGGATTTGCTTTACCATTCAGTGAAGAACCTTTGTCACTTAATGAAATACCTGCAGAACTTTTTGACATGGCTATTCCTTCTGTTGCAAAAAATTGGTTTAATGCTATGGCTAGTTCTTTCGGTTTAGAAGGTGTAGATGAAGATATATGGGTTTCTGCAAACACAACTGCTTTGCAAATAGCAGCACAATTACATCCAGAGTTAGCAAATGATGTAGATTCTTTACAAAAAGTTGCAGAACAAGTTAGAGACAATATTTATCATCTAAGAGCATGGGATAGATTTATAAGTCCTTTTGCACCAAAGTTAAATGTTATGTACAAAATAGAGGGTAATGAACAAAACTTTAATGAATGGTATGACAAAGAAGGTTATGAAGCAGGTCTTGCATACAATAATTTTGTTGAATTAGCTGCAATACAAGGATTTTATCAAGACAAAAGAAAAGAGTGGGTGTCTATATTAGGTCCAAAACAAGGAGAATATTACGCATTATTAGAAGTTGTAAGACTTTTGGGTCTTGATAGATACGATATAAACAAACAACTTACTTCTGCAGGATTACAACTTAGAGGTAAGAGTGTTTCAGAGGCAGGAAGATTACCAAGAACAACAAAAGAATATGATTTTGTAAATAACAATCAAGAGCTGAATGAAGATTATGGACCAGTGTTAGTTTATTTTTCTAGAAATTTAGATGAAGGTAAATTAGATTTTTCAGGATTTACAGCAGTAAAATATCTTGGATTAATTACACCAAAAAATGGTGATGAGTTGTACTTAGAAGTACAAAGATATATTGCATCTTTAGTTCAACAAGCAGCAAAAGATGTAAATTTACAAAGTCTTGAAGCAACAGGAAAAGCAACACCAGAAAATATAAAAGCCAAAAATGCACAGATAGATGGTCAAGTAGCAACATGGTTTCCAATGGCTTTTGGAAAATCAGAGCAATACAACAAAGTTCTTGGTGGAGAAACTACTGAGAGATTAAGAAATGATATACTAGTAGATTATTTAGTAAGAGCATCTAATGACCCAAGATTTCAAGAGTTTGAAATAACACCATTTTTAAAAGAGTATATTGACTATAGACAAATTGCTATTGATTCAATACAAAAAGAATTAAATTACCCTAATGAAATATCAGCAATAAATTGGTTGGTTACAAGTGATACTGATAGAGCACAAGATGTAAGGATGAAGCTATATGATAAAGCGTACACCATTGTAGAAAAATATCCATTGTTTATGGTAGTATTTGATGAAGTGCTTAGTTACGAGTTAAATAGATTTGGAGTTGATTAATGCCTCACATACCTGGACATCCTGCAGATGACCCAATGATTATAAAAGAAGATGATGGTATAGATTTTTTATTTCCTGATATTGATGATGATGCACCTGAACCTGGATTAGTTTCTCCTGGAGATGTGGGAAGTGGTTATGCTCCACCAAGCACTGACCCAAACGCTACTCAATTTCAAGCTGAAGTATTAGATTTATTGAGAGGTGAATTAAGTGACCCTGATAAACCATTAGGAAATAATTTTCAAAAAACATATGAGGTTGAAACAGGAAGAATTGACCAAGAATCTGGATTACCAATAGTAGATACTGTAGATGCTGAAGAGTTTTTGACACAAGATAAATACCAAGAAGCTAGGAGAAAAATATTTGGCACAGGTAAAGCATTTCTTAATGTTTATTATCAAAGAGATATAGCTCAACAATTTAACATACTAGAACCAAGAGAAAGAATTGCTATAAAAAATCTTTTAAGTGATGCAGGTCTTATTGATTTAGATAAGACTTATGGAACATTTTTAGATAATGAAACTATAAAAGGTATAAAACTTGCAATGGACTTTACTATGAATAATCAAGGTCAACTCTCATGGGTAGCAACAACTAATGCTTTAAAAAATTCAGCACAAGCTCAAAGAGCGTATGAAACAAATAATTTTGAATTTACTGATGAAGTATTAAAGGATTATAGAGATGAATTATTATCAGGTGCAGAAACACGAAAGGGAGCACCACTTACAGATAGAGAAAAAAGTATTATTTTGTCAGGTATAGATGAACAAGTAGAACAGTTTGATACCAGTAATTTAACTGCAGGAACAACAGAGTTTTTAGACTACAATCCACTTACAGGAGAAACAATATTAGTACCTGGTACAGAAGCTGAAGAGCCAGACTTTGAAGAATTTAGTGAACAAGGAGCAGATATATTAGAACAGATATTTGCACCTAGAGAATCATTAGCACAAGCATCAGCACAAGATGATGATACTTTTGTAAGAATGCAAAGGAATCTTAGAGGATTAAAAGCTGCAGAAAATAGAAGAACAGGAAGACCATAATGGAACTAGAGATATCACCACCTGCTATAGAAATAATAAAAGAACTTGAAGAATTAAAATTAGAAGCATATCAAGATGGTGCTTCAATATCAATAGGATATGGTCATAGTAATTTATCAGGTGGAGAACAGTTTGAGTTAGGTGACACTATAACTGAAGAAAAAGCAAATGAATTACTAGAAAAGGATTTACAAGAAATACAAAGAATAGTAAATCAAAGACTAGCAAATTATGACATTACTTTTAATCAAACACAGTTTGATGTGATGGTTATAGGTACATTTAATAGACCAGGTAAGTTATCTAATAAGAAATATTATGAGGCTTTGTTGTTAGATAATACAGATGAAATAGCAAAAGTATGGAATACATCTATAACAGATGAGGACAGAAAAAATTTTCCAGGTCTTGTAGATAGATTAAATGTAGAAATCTCTGCACTTGAACCAGATAGAGGAATACCAGAGCCTGAAGAAGGTTTTGACCCTAGTCCAACTCCATCTACAACTCAACCACCTACAACCACTACAACAATGCCTATGCAAGATGAAGAAATAGATACGCAATCTAGAAGTCAAGGTATTACAAATATGTATGGAACACCACCACAAGATAATAAAAAATTATTATACGAGGATTATGTTTTAAGTTTATTGAAGGCAAAAATAAATATGCAAAGAAAAAATGCAGGGC